ATCATTAACACCCATATCCCGAAAGCGAACAAAAAGTAGCTACAGGATAAAAGTTAGGAACTTTGCCTAGAGAATCTAAAGTATACTAAAGGCACTGTATGTATAAACAGTAGAAATAACCAAAGAAGGGAAATTAACTTATGTTAATTCAGAATGTATTAGGGACGCGGTACGACTTGCATGTGTGCAAATGGCCTAGCGGTTCTTTTGAAACGTGCTACAATTGGTATTGGACATACGAAGAAGTTAATATACGAGTGTTTGTATATGAGCTAGAGTTATGTTTGAGGCCACCACCTAGAGTTATGGAGGGTATATAACATGACCATCTCGAACCACACCAACACGCTCAGAACAAAGACTGAGCAATGGCAGCAGCACTTCCCTTGGCATATTGCCTTTTGGGGTTTGTTTGCTGACAGAATGCCCAAAGAGGCAGTGCTACCTCAATGCCCAACGTTCACAATGAATCTAGGGGCAGGGTTGGCAGATAAAACACGGTTCTCACAAGGGCCGCCAATAACAGAAACAGAGAGATATACTAATGGAAACAACTAGCCTAACACCAGTACAACGTAAGAGCCTCGGTGTTCTTATAGACACCATAGAGCAATTCAGAACCCTTGACGCTGATATGCCCACACAAACCCTACTAGCCTTCTTGTACACTAAGGTGCTGCAAGAAGAGAACGAGCAAGCAACAGTGCGTCAGATTGCAGGTAAGCTGCATACTACTAGCTCAAGTGCTAGCCGTAACATCTTGGCGCACACTATGATTAATAGGCATCGTAAAGAAGGCACTGGTCTTGTAGAGACTTACGAAAACCCAATGAAACGTAATGAGAAAATCATACGCATGACCCCAAAAGGCGAGCGATTCCTTAGCTCAGTCCTTGGTCGTCTTAGTGACTAACTAACACACCACACCGAGGCTGATTAACAATCTCACAGCTTCACTCACTACCTAACACACCTTATATACATACATAGACACGGCCCTTGTACAACGCTGTGTGCTTTTGTGTGTCCGTAACATAACTACTAATGGAGTATTAAGCATGGCTATTACAATGCAGAAAGGCGGTCTATTCACCGCAACGTTTATGACTAATGGTGAGCGATTCAGGGCAGGGGGATTTACTTCCGAACCTGATGCTCAGATATGGGAATTGCAGGCACGTAGTGCATTAAGAAAAGGGGAGATGATTAGCTACCCTAGCACCTCAAGTAGCACCAGCAACACCATCCAAGATATGACCCTGACTTACTGGTTAGATAAGACGTATCGTTTGTTTTGGGCTGACGCTGCTGGCCCTGAGAAAGCTAGGCATAAGATGTCAGAGATCAACGCTTACTTTGGAAGCAAAGGGAACCTTAACGACATCACAACTGATCGTATAGATACATGGATTACTAGCCTTAAAGCTAAGGGTAATGCTAACTCAACTATCAATCGTAAGCTGGCTACCTTATCTAAGACTCTTAACTATGCTGACGAATGCGTACAGTTAAAACGTAAGCCGGTTATACACCGCCAACGTGAGCCTGAAGGTCGCATACGTTTTGTAACACCTCTTGAAGAAACTCAAATCATGCAGACGTTAGACCAATGGAGTCTTGAAGACCTCAAGGATTCCGTAAGCGTTCTAATAGACACAGGCTTAAGACGTAGCGAGTTATGCAGACTCACTAAAGCTGACGTGTCAGAAGGCATGTTGAACCTTTGGGAAACTAAGAATGGTAAGGCTCGCTCAGTACCTATGACAGCCCGTGTACGAGCTATTATAGAAAGGCGTGGCATTACTCAACAGGGTACTAAACTATTCCCTATACAGCCTGAGACTCTCTCAGATCATTGGGACAGGGTACGGTTCCACCTACAGTTAGATGATGTCGTATTGCATTGCTTCAGACACACTACCGCAAGTCGTTTAGTGCAGCGTGGGGTTAGCCTAGCGACTGTTCAGCAATGGATGGGACACAAGACTATTCAGACTACTTTAAGGTATGCGCATCTTAGTCCTAAGAATCTCTCTGATGCTCTTGCAGTCCTTGAAGCATGATGTATAATCACGCCTGCTCTTCACGGGGCAGGTTCACCCTCTATATGCCTTGGTGGTGGAATTTGGTATACACAAGGGATTTAAAATCCCTCGGCTTATGGCTATGCGGGTTCAAGTCCCGCCCAAGGCACCACTTAGAAGATGTTTAGTAATCCACCGACTTGAGTGGTAATTCTCAGTGGTAATTTACCATCTCAGTGGTAATCACTAACTACCCTATATTTATATTCCTAGCCTTATCAATGGCTTACCTATCAACTACCTATCATAGAAGCGACTTAAAATGCTCTACCATCTCAATGCCTCCCTGTTAAAACATCCCAAACACCCACCCCATACGCCCTACAGACCTCTTATACGCCTTAAAACACCTTGCAACACTAATGCAGGGGATTTTGACCATTACCACCAGAATGGTAAATACAGTCGTAATCAGTTGTAAATTAATTCTATATTTTACTTGACTTGTCACACTAGTGATGAAAGAGCATTAACGTACCGTCTTAAGCCAACTCCCTGCACACCTATAGATTCTTTAGAGTCTCTAAGAGTTGTACCCCAACATACATTGGTACTTGTTTGTTGTTATTACCTAATACACATACCACATTACTAAGGAGCAGTACCCTATGAACTATACCCATACAGAACTCCTAGAGATTCAATGCAAACTAGAGCAGGAGATGCTAGATAGAGGTGTCACTAGATACCGTAAGAACTTGTTAAAGACTCAAGAGAAAAGCTTAGAAGCTGACTCTAACTATGGCAATCTATTGATGAAGAAAAGTATTGATGGGATTGTCACTGAGTTAGACAAATACATCAGTGCTTCACTCAATGGTGATGCTGGTGTCCATGCTACTTCAGCTAGGATTCTTAGCACCTTAGACCTTGAGGTTTGTGCTTACCTTGCACTCAAGACTATCGTTAATGGTATAACAAAAACAATAACACTCACCCAAGTATGTGTGCAGATTGGTCAGGCTATCCACGACCAGCATTTAGGTGACAAGTTTCAACAGAACAACAAGCTATGGTTTAAGTCTACGATGGACTACGTAGCCAAGCGTAAAGCTAGTCGTCACCATAAGAAACTTACCATGCGTAAGGCTGCTGATAAGGCCAACACCTTGTACAACACTTGGTCTACCCAAGAGCTATACCATATTGGCTCTAAGCTGGTGGACACAGTAGTACAGACCACCGGCATGGTTAAGATTGATATGGTTAGAACTTCTAACAAGAAGACTACGTACCATCTTAATGCTACCCCTGAAATCTTAACGTGGATTAGGGATGTTAATGCTATGTCCGAAGTACTAACTCCTGAAGCCTTACCCTTTGTTATACCTCCTAAGAACTGGGTTACTGTAACCTCCAACGTGACCCACAGTAACGTTTGGATTCGTAGGTTCTCGATGATTAAGACACGTAACAAAGCCCTCTTAGAGGAGCTAGATGGAGACCCCTGTATGCAGAAAACCATTGATGGTGTTAACGCATTACAACAGACAGCATTCATGATTAACAAACGTATCGTTAAGCTACAGAGACAGTGTTGGGAAACAGGTCAAGCATGGGGTGGTGTACCTGCAATGGGTAAGATCGATATGCCTCCATCACCTTTTCCTAATGTACGTACTAGAGACCTTGATGAAGAACAACAGAAAGTCTTATGGAAACATAAGAAGGTATGCCAAGGGGTGTATGAAAAGAATACCTCTAACATCTCTAAGCAAGTAAGTTTCGAGCGATCACTTCAGACTGCTGAAAGATTCTCTAAGTATCCAGCGTTACACTTTATATACCAGTGTGACTATCGTGGTCGCGTGTATCCTATAGCTCAGTTCCTTAGCCCACAGGGTAGCTCAATCATTAAGGCTCAGATGTTGTTAGCCAATGGCGCACCTATAGATACCTATGAGGAGTTAACGTGGTTGTATCACCATGCGGCTAACTGCTTTGGTTACGATAAGGAAACTATCTCTGAACGTGTAAGGCTTATTGAGGAGATGATGCCAGAGATTATGGCTATCGACTCTGACCCATTGACCCACACTAGCTGGAAAGACTGTGATGACCCTTGGGGATTCCTAGCAGCTTGCTTTGAGATTGCAGAGTTCCAACGTGTAGGTTACGGGTTCGTATCTCATGTTAGCGTGGCCTTAGATGCTACTAACTCTGGCCTTCAGATATATAGCGCAATGCTACGTGATGAAGTAGGGGCTAAAGCTACCAACGTAATGCCTAGTAAGGAGCCTTCAGATGTCTATAAGGATGTAGCTTTAATAACTGAACGTAAGCTAGCAGAGGAGGTGTTACTAGATACCCCTGAGTCAATTTGGGCGCGTGTGTGGTTAGAGTCAGGCCAAGTGGATAGAGCGTTAACCAAGAAACCAACTATGACTTTAGTTTATTCAGCTACCTTGTTCTCATGCAGAGACTCAGTTCGTGATGAGTTAATACAGAGGTTTGAAACTGGTAAGGCTATTAACCCGTTTGGTAAAGATGAGGATGCCTTTATAAAAGGTACGTTTTATCTAGCCAAGATCATTTGGTCTAGCATAGGTGAGTGCGTAGTATCTGCCCAACAGTGTATGGATTGGATGCAGCGTATTGCCCGTGACATATCTAAGCTGGAGATACCTATTATCTGGCAGACCCCTTCAGGCTTTAAAGTTGTCCAACAGTACCCTGAGTACAGATCATTACGTATCCAGACTCACATTGATGGACACATCATGCGACCTCGCCTGTCTAGCCCTGACTTCCAGAAGGTAGATAAGAAGAGAGCAGCTAGTGGCCTATGTCCTAACTTCATACATAGTTTAGACAGCAGCTATTTAGTACTCACAGTGCTTAGGTGTCTCAAAGAAGGCTTAACGGACTTCTGGATGATACACGACAGCTTTGGAACCACTGCTAAGAATGCAGCCACGTTAGCCCGATGTTTACGAGAGGAGTATGTACGGATGTTTGAAGACTACGATGTAGTGAATGACTTCAGGACTGAGATGCTTAAGTCTATACCTGAAGTAGCAGCGCCACCTGCAAGGGGCAACCTAGACTTAAATGGTGTCATAGAATCTAAATACTTTTTTAATTAAATAACGCTTGACTTGTCACACTAGTGATGAAAGAGCATTAACGTGCCGTTACATACTACAGCACCGAACTTATACGGAGTATCACATGGAAAATGAAATAGCTTGGGCGATCTTTTACATAATAAACGGTCAACCACTTCCCCTAGATATGACCACATCACTGTTAGCGCAGGGTGTGGATGTATCAATATTAGAACTTAAATACCAACGATAGGAAAGATCACATGGCATCAACAATGTTAGTAACACCGAAGGGCAGTGCTGAATGGGTAAAGCTATTCACCCCTGACACGAAGTTCACACCATTAGGTCAGTACTCAATTAACTTAAAGGTTCGTGAAGATGAGGCAGAGACTCTTACTACCGAACTTAACCGGCAGGTAGATGCTTGCTATAACGCTGAGTTAAAGAAGAACCCTAAGCTTAAGAACAAGATGACGAAGCGCCTACCTTATGAACAGCTTCTTGATGATGACGGTGAAGAGACAGGCTTCATTGAGTTTAAAGTTAAGCTCAAGGCCCGTGTTGAAATGAAGAATGGAGACAGCTTCACACAGAAGCCAGCAGTCTACGATTCTAAAGGTCAACCTATCACAAAGGAACTATCAATCGGTAACGGCAGTGTATGTAAGGTGGCATTTGAAACTGTGCCTTACATGCTTGCATCAACTAAAGAAGCTTCCGTATCTCTACGTCTTAAGTCTGTTCAGTTGATTGAGCTACGAGAGTACAACAACGAAGAGAACCCATTCGACACCGAGGAAGGATATACATTTGAAGAAGACACCAGCCCGTTCGCCCAAGAAGACACCACCAGCGAAAAAGCGAGTGGTATTGACGGAGCCTTTGACGAAGAAGAAGACGAAGACTTCTAAGGAGGTTAAGTATCGTAGCGGCTTGGAGAAGAACGTAGCTTTTGATCTAACCAAGAGGGGTATCGACTTTCAGTATGAACATGAACGTATCCCTTATGTTGTCGAGAGAAAGTACTTACCTGACTTCCAACTACCCAATGGCATCTATATAGAAGCTAAAGGGTGGTTCAGGGACGAGGATTGTCGAAAGATGCGTCTACTAAAGGCGCAGTATCCTGAGAAAGAATTCAGGTTCTTATTCCAAAACCTAAACACTAAAGTTCAATCCAAAAGATACACGAACCAGCAATGGGCAGAGAAATACAACTTTGCCTACTGCGAGGGACGTGTGCCTGAGAGTTGGCTTAAGGAAACATTAGAAGATGAAAACAAGAAACAGGACTGACTATATTGTCGTTCACTGTGCCGATACTAAACCTAGCATGGACATAGGCTTCACTGAGATAGACCAGTGGCATAAAAGACGCGGCTGGCTTGGCTGTGGTTATCACATGATCGTAAGGCGTAATGGCACCATTGAGACAGGACGTGCAATGGAAGAAGTCGGGGCGCATGTACGTTCATTTAATCACAACAGTTTTGGGATTTGCATGGTGGGTGGTATGGATGCTGATGGTGACCCTGATGCTAACTATACACAGCCACAGTGGGACACCCTCGACTCTCTAGTTGACGTGATGACTAAAATCTATCCCAACGCAGCCGTAGTAGGTCACAACGACCTCGACCCTAATAAAGCATGTCCAGTATTTGAGGTTACAGAATGGTTGAATCAGATCAAGGAGATTCGTACCTAGTACAGGGGAAACTCCCGTGTCCTAAAAATGATTGTTCCAGTTCCGATGGTTATCACATCTATTCAAATGGATGGGGTCACTGTTTTAGCTGCGACTCTAACGTACCAGAAGATGTCGAACAGACTTCTAAAGAGGTAGCACCAATGCAGCACGGCCTCATACCTAAAGGCGAACATGTATATATGAACAAGCGAAAGCTTGATGCAGGTACATGTGAGTTTTGGGACTATACCAAATCAGACTATAAAGGTACTACGGTTCAAGTAGCTAACTATAAGAATAAGAAAGGACACACGGTAGCGCAGAAGATACGCTTCCCTGACAAGTCCTTTAAGTTCCTTGGTGACACTAAGAACATCCTGCTATACGGACAGTGGTTATGGTCTGCTGGCGGTAAGATGGTGACTATTTGTGAAGGTGAGTTAGATGCAATTTCTGCAAGCCAATCCCAACAGAATCGCTGGCCTACGGTATCCATTCCGACAGGTGCAGCGGGGGCTGTTAAGGCTTGTATAAATAACCTTGAATGGCTACTTAGCTTTGAACGTATCATCATTATGTTTGATATGGACGATGTAGGCCAAGAGGCTGCACGTAAGGTCGCTGAACTGTTTCCACCTAGGAAAGCTCGCATAGCTAAACTGCCGCATAAAGATGCTTCAGAGATGCTAATGAAAGGCTTAGGTGCTGACATCATTACGGCTATCTGGAATGCAGAACCTTACTCACCAGCAGGCATTGTATCTGGCACTGAGTTACGTAAGCGTCTTGAAGATCGTCCAGAAGTCCTGAGCTACGCTTGGCCTGACTTCATGGAAGGAATGAATCAAAAGACTTACGGCATACGCTTAGGGGAACTTGATGTATTTACGTCAGGCTCAGGTATGGGTAAGACTACCCTTATCAAACAATTCCAGCATCACTTCATGCAGACTACAGACTTGAATCAAGCTCTGATACATCTTGAAGAACCCTTAGAAGATACAGCAGAAGGCATCATAGGAATACATATAGGCAAACGCCTTAACCTACCTGATGTCCGTGAGTTCGTACCTGATGAGGATTACTGGCAAGGGTTTGAAGAAACCTTTGGTGCTGTAGATGCTAATGGTAACTCAAGGCTTAACGTCTATGATGCTTTTGGTTCGCTAGATGAGACTGACCTTTATAACAAGGTTAGGTACTTTGCTACCGGCTTAGGCTGCAAGGTTATCTGGATAGACCACCTTAGTATCCTTGTCTCAGATTTGGGACAGGAGAATCAAGATGAGCGTAGGGCAATAGACTCCATCATGCACAACCTTAAGATGTTGACGCAGGAGCTAGGGGTGTACATAGGCTTGATAAGCCACCTTAAGAAAGCCCCACAAGGCAGATCGTTTGAAGAAGGCTACGTGCCTAGTTCAGATGACCTTCGTGGTTCAGGTTCTATTAAGCAGTTATCAAACAACGTCTATGCAATCTCACGTAACCAACAAGAAGAGGACAACACCGCAAGGAACACGTCAACGTTAACTGTACTCAAGTGCAGGTATACAGGCAGGACAGGTAAGGCAGACTATCTGCTATTCGATGAGGCAACCGGACGTATGGTTAAGGGTAGTTCACCCGAAGTCCAAGCGGTTCACGGGGCTTCAGAATTTAATTAATCACTCCAGAGAGAGGATGTTATGGCACGTTATATATTCGACTTAGAAACTAATGGTCTACTAGACACAGTTAGTAAAATTCACTGCATTGCAGCAGCTAACTTAACAACACGGAAGCTACATAAGTTTTCTACAGCAGCAGGGAATATCGAAGAAGGTCTTCAGTTACTAGCGGAGGCTGAAGAGTTAATTGGTCATAACATCATGGGCTACGACCTATTGGTTATAAAGAAGCTTTACCCTACTTGGCACACTAGTGCTAAATTAACAGACACGTTAATAGCATGTCGACTCATTTGGGGGAACATAGGAGAGGTTGATGCAACTAACCAAACCTTGCCCTCGAAGCTAAGAGGTAGGCATTCTTTAGAAGCTTGGGGTTTCCGCCTTAAGTGCTTCAAAGGAGACTACGGTACGAATGCGGATTGGGAAACATACTCGAAAGAGATGCTCCAATACTGTGTGCAGGACGTACTAGTTAACAATGTACTGTACGACAAGATCATGTCTAAGAAGTATAGCCAAGACGCTATGGATTTAGAGCATGACATTCACCGCATCTGCCTAGAGCAGGAGCAATTAGGTTTCCCCTTCCATGAAGAAAAAGCAGCGGCTCTATACGCCAAGCTCTCTGCACGAAGGGATGAACTTAAACAACTTATGGTGGATACGTTTGAGCCTAACATAATCGAAATGAAGACGAAGACGAAGGTACTCCCCTTCAACCCTAGTTCACGTCAACAGATCGCAGATAGGCTACAGAAGCGAGGGTGGAAGCCAACGGCTCACACAGAGTC